TCATAATGGCATTCTTTGACATGTTTATCTAAACTAAAGTACTTATAAAATTCAGCTCCAGTACGTTCTTGTAAATCCCAATTACCTTCAACAAACACCTCATATTCATATCGTGGCATTGATTTTAACGATTCCAAATAATCAACATCAACATAAGGATTATCAGTTATTTTGGATGGAATATAAAGCCAATTATCAGGCAAAGTATTAGTTTTCCATTTATTATAAACTACTTCTTTAACCCAGTTATTACTTGGATTGCAAGTAGCTAATATAATCGGTTTAGGTCTATTTTCAATAAAATTAGATCCGGCACGCTCAATACATTTATTAAATGTTTTATATTGAATTTCGTTTATCTCTTCAAGCAAAAAACCATTTACTTCTAATCCTTTAAACGTGTCCAATTCTTTGTCATCAGAGTAGTTTTCAGATAGGAATATTATTTGACTATCATTCTGTAAAGTAACCGTTTGTGTTCTTTGGTTAAAATGCTTTATAAATGAAGTAGGGCATATTTTCTTAAAAGATGGAATAGTATTAAGTTCAAGTTTCTTATAACTTTCACGAACAACACACCACTTTGATTTAGGGTACATTTTACATAAAAGTAATAAAGCACCTAATCCAGCAAAAGTTTTACCGCCACGTCAGCGAATCGCACCACCATACATAATGAAGTTAAACTTGTTGCTGAAAATAGCCTCAAGGAACTCATCTTGTTTGGGGAACGATTCGAATAAGATTTGTTTATTTGACATATTATAATTTAATTTCTACACCACCAATTTTAAATACTTGTTCAAGTGTTTCATTTTCAGTTACTAAGCCGATTAATTGTTTAGGTTTGCCATATCTGTACTCTAACCAACATTTAATTGCCATTGTATCGCCTATTTCAACTTTAGCAGCTAATGACTGCCATACAGTTATTGGAGCTAATGTAGCATCCATTTTTTCAATCATTGCTATTTCATCCGATTTAGGTTTGCGACCTTGTCCCCTATCTTCACCTTTTGCAGCTCCGTTATTTTTTCTATTATCCATAATTAAAATAAATTATTTAATTAAATACAAATGTATTAAATATTTTTTAAAGTCAATAACTTAAATTCATCAAGTGATCTGATTAAATTTCTCTAAAAACTCATCAAAATTGTGACAAATAAAATAAATGCCGCCAGCACGTTCAATAGCTTGTTGATATTCCTTTTGCACTTCGGACTGTTTATCCTTCATTTTAATTTCAATCTTTATAGATTTACCTTTAAAAGTTGCCGATATATCAGCAGTTCCGTTGGTTCCTTGCCCCTTAATATATTTGCCAGAACCTATCTTTTTTTGGTTTCCGAGTATATCGGTTACTATTTTGCTGTCATCAATATAGCGACCTGTATTAGATATTCTTTCAGCTTGACCGCCTATAAAGTTAATGTAATCAGTTACACACTTAGTTAATCCGTTTGCAGTTGTATCGTTGTATTTAGTTCTAACTACATAGTTAGCCGGCATACGAGTACGTTCGCAAGCGTAAGCATGTTGGAGGTCTGAAAGCATTTTTAAAGAAGCCTTTACCATTTACTTACATTTGTTATACAATATCTAGTACCTACATGAGCATTCATCCAATCCCCCGAACTTAATACAAATTCTTTATTGTTACCGCTGCATTCATTTTGAATAACTACGGAATAATTTTGCACGTTATCACTTTGCACGATTCCGCAATTACATGGCTCATTACTTTCTTTTTTCTTGCAGGAGCTAATTAAAGCTGCAACCGCAATTGTTAATATTACTTTTTTCATTTGTATTTTTTTTTAAATATTTTATAAGGCATTGTATTAAAATGTCCGTTAAATTCAAAGTCAATCAACTTAACTCCCTCGCTAGTATAGATGTTAATTATTTTCATATTAAAATGTATTATTATCAGTTATTAATTCAATATATCTTTGTCCCATACTATCCTGGCCCTTAGTTAATTCAATTTTGTTAAATATACAATATTTCTCAACCCACCCCCAAAACCGCTTAGTTGATAGGTTATATTTTTTAAAGTCAGGATATTCATCAATAAATATATTATAGATCATATTTTTATTTAATCTTTCATTTTCTTTTAAAGTATCTTTATTAGCCCACTCATAAAATTCAAATGAAGTTTCTTTAATGTACTTTCTTATTTCTAAGTTCACATACTCATAACTTACCAATCCATTAACTAAATACATCTGCATGCATTTAACCATGTAATTATAAAAGTTAAGCCATTCGTTATTATTCCATTCATCAAAGAACATTCTACCAAACTCATTAAGGGGAGTGTGTTTGTGACTAAAATAACTACTAAACTCAATTTCCCACTTTCTACGTTCAAATGATCCACCAACCCCACCAACAGTATAATTAGTTGTTATAATTATTTTAGGACTTCGGCTAACTGGTATCTTAATTGCATCCTTATTCTTTTTCTCTAAAGTTATACCCTCAGTAATTACGCTAAATAGATTTTCAAATTTAAAGTTTTTTTGTACATCGTCAAATACTAATATCTGAGTATCTGCTGAAACTGTTTGATAAGGGAATGATTTTTCAAAACTAAATGATTTACCATTAATATCTGAAACCCTTTTTACTTTGCTTAGTGCATTCCAAAAAATACCCTTACCGCTGCCGCCATTTGGATTCTCGCTAATCGTTTCATCGTTTAATATAATAGCTTTATTATTTGCTGAAGTTTTAAAAGAGTGCATTAAATAACCAATAGTTGAAGTAATTGAGTTTACTTTGTCAGTATTCTTATTTGATATTAATTCTATAAATTTACTAAAGTCACAATTAATATTATCAGTAATCTTAAAATCAAAATCAATAATGTGCTTTTTCCATACAAAACCATCCAATTCTAAATAATCAATTAATTCAATATTATCATTTGTAACCTTTACAGCAGCATTCCTAAAATAAATATAACCAGTATCAATAGTATCTTCTTTAAAAAATATATTTGATTCGCTTAATATATTAAGGTAGTCATCTTTAAAATACTTTTGAGTTCCTGCCATGTACTCATAAACTTTATCCTCACCTTGCTTTAACAATTCATTTAATACATAATCTTTAATCTTAACTTCGTTTGTGTTATCAATTAAATTATTAGTAACCTTAACAAATATAAATGATTCAGAGTTCTCAGGGTAATATTTATAAAAACCATTTGATTCTAACCATAGCTTATAAAGATAATTCTCAATCTTAATACCTTTTTTAGTATGTACCCAAAAATCATTTATAGTTACATTTTCTTTAATTTCATTCAATACCCTTTCATCCACATTTGGCATTGATTCCTTAATTTCTTTAATCGTAGTTCCTGCCTTTAATTTAATAGATATTTGTTTTAAAGTTTCACTATCTTCAAAAAACTTCATTCCAAAATTAGCTTTACATTTTGAATAAGCTGAGCGTATAACTTTATCAATTTCGTTAGCAGTAAAATCATTTGTAATAAATTGGTGACAAAATCGGTTAGTTTCCGATTCACTAATTCCATAATCACTAAATGCCGATACCAATATAAATAAGTTATGGTTTCTGCTACCTTTCGCCATTGAATAAGATTTATTAAACCAGGACCATAAACGCTTTATAATTTCGCTTTCATTCTCTAATTTAATAGTTGGCGCATGATACCTATAATCAAATTGTTCATCCTCAATCTTTTCAGTCCATAATTCACTATCTTTATTAATATAAATATTTGGATCGTAGCTTTCAAAACAAATTCTGCTTATATTTTTAGAAGTAGTATCAAAGTGAGTATTATCATAATATTTCTCTAAAGCATCAAAATACTTTTTATGATTCTCAATATCCTTAGGAATTTTAACAAGTAGCTTTATACCTATTCCACTTGGACTAATAAACATAGCAAAGGTATATTTATCTTTTTTTAATATTTTTAAATCAGCATCTAATAATTTTACTGATTCGTATTTATCAAAGTCAAGGCAAACTAACCCACTATGTTCCGTAATGGAACTATCTGCTCTTTTTATAAATATTCCACAAAAACAAATTGCCGGAAGAGTTGCCTTTATTTCATCTGCTAATTCTTTAGTTGGCTGCTTTCTAATTTCATCAACTATCAATTTAGATTTACCAACTTTAATTCTATTTAAAATAAAATCAATATCCTTAATAAAAGGGGTATTGGTATTGTGTAAGTTTTTAAATATTGTTACATTCATATAATTAAAAAACCCATGCCGTTGGAGTGGTGGCTCCTTCAGCAATGGGTTAATACTTTAGTTAATTTAGATAGCATCCACCAATGCCTTAACTTTTGCAAATATATAAAACATTTTTAATATAAACAAATTTATTTTTAAATAACGCTTATAACGGATTAATAACGCTTTAACAACGGATTGCTTTGTACTGATACCAACACTTACAACGGAATAACGGATTGACTTCGGTAAAAACGAGAAAAAAAACACACTTAGTAAAAAAACGCTATAAGGGTAATAGGGGGGTAGTAAACTGTTATGTGTTATGTGTTATATAATCATCAAATATTACCATAATGTTCATAATAAACAACAATTCACTACATTTGTAAAATATGACACAAAAACCTACTTTAAAAAATAGCATCGTTCGGGAATATTTAAAAAAGTTTCCTGAGTCAAATTACGCATCTTTGTCTAGGAAAATCTATAAAGAAAACAAAGAATCGTTTATTGACGCTGAATCGATAAGGTCAATTATAAGATACATAACTGGCAAAGGTGGGAATAGCCAAACAAAATCTAAGGATAAAAGTTTATTTGGAGAAAAAAGACCTAGCCATTACGATTTACCCGAAGGTTATGCAAATGATTTTTCTAACTATGAAATTAAACAAAGCCGAATTTTAATTATAAGTGATTTACATTTTCCCTATCAAAACAATGAAGCTATTATTTTAGCTTTAGATTATGGCAAAGAAAAAAAAGTTGACTGTATTTTGATAAACGGGGATTTAATTGATTTTGCAAATATAAGCCGGCATGAGCGTGATTTTAGAGCGAGAAGTATTGCAGAGGAATTTGATTCAGTTAGAATGTTTTTACAATCATTACGTTTGCATTTTCCTAAAACAAAAATAGTATTTAAGCTAGGAAACCACGATGAACGATGGGAAAAGTTTTTATATGCTAAAGCACCAGAGATATTTGATGTTAAAGATTTTCAGTTAGAAATATTATTAAGATTAGGTGAATTAAAGATTGAAATTGTAAAAAATAAACGACCTATTAAAATAGGTAAATTGATAGCATTACATGGCCACGAACTCGCTGGCGGTGGTGCTGGTGGTGTTAATCCAAGTCGTGCTACATTTTTAAAAACAATGGACAATGTTATTGTGGGCCATTACCATAAAACATCACAACACACAGAAGCTACTCTATCAGGCGATATAATTAGCGTTAATAGTGTTGGTTGCTTATGTGATTTAAACCCCGCTTATATGCCAATTAATAGGCATAATTTAGGTTTTGCTTATTGTGAATTAAATATAAAAACAGGCGAATATATTTTAGAAAATAAGAAAATAATTAAAGGCAAAGTTTATTAAAATGAATCTATTTGAGTTTAAAATATACGACACACACGAAGTTCAATCGTTTGATTCTGACAATACTTTAATTGTAAAAGTGTTTAGTTACTGGCATAAATTTAATATAACCCTAGCAACTGATTATTTATGGATAACATCATATAGAGAATATACCCTATTTGATATAGACCAAAACCCTACCGAATGTACAAAGGTTTATTTAAGTGATGGAACTTATGTTTATGCTGTTCTTAAATACGATACATTTGATAAAAACTTTTTAGCTTATCTGGAAACTATAAAAGTGATTTCAGGTACTCCTTAACCTTATCCCAAAAAACAACTTGCTCTAATTGCTCAAACTCATTACTTTTACCATGTATTAAATTATGTCTGTAAAGTGTATTGTTTTGCTCTTTACACTGCATGATTGCCAGGTGAATAACTGTTTTGTCGTTAGTACAATTAGCGCAAATTATACGATCAATTTCTTTAATCATTGCAATAGCTTTTACTTCGTGTTTTTCCATAAAGCAAATATAAAATAATTAACGCATATTTGCGGATAATGTTTAAATTATGTTGTTTTTTGTACATGATGGAATTAAACTTATTGATAATCAAGCAGTTAAGTAAATAATTAAAAATATATTTGGTTATTAATTAAATAGTGTATACATTTGTACACAGATAACAATAACTTTAAAAACTAACAACATGACAATTATAGCAAACAACACAGACTTATTAAACACTAAAGAATTAATGAATCATTTATTAAATTGTGTTAAAGACAAAACATTAAGCACAAAAGAAAGAAACGATTATTATTCTGAATATTTAAAATTAGCTGCTAACTATTTAATTCAATATAAAAACTCATAATATGAAAATCAAACAACCCAAAACAAAAGTTTATCCGATCCGTTTAGAAACGGAATTGTTAAACCTGGCCCACGAAGTAATTGAGCCATCAGAATTAAGACTGAGAATTAAAAAGAAAATTAATAACTACTTAAAAACAATAAAATGATACCTTTAATACTACTAATAGCCTGCATATCAATTATTAACGTAATGTATAGAGAATGGAAATCGCAACAATAATAAAGGCCCAGTGGTGGGATAATTTTAACTTTGAACTTTATATTAAATATTTAAAAGCTAAAAGTAAAATATAACGTTTTGCAGCTAAACGAGGTGGCTGATTAATACCTCGAAACTTAATTAAAAGAACAAAATTATGAACACAGACAAAAGTTTATTAGAAGAACAAAGCAAGCCATCTTTTTTAGGTGCTGTTATGTGCCGTTTTTTATTCCAATACAGAAGTATGGATAAAGATTTAATGGTACATATTGAAGCAAGTAGTTTAAATTATGCAATGGTGAAATTTGCAACTCACTACCATTTAATTGATGAAGTGTATGAGATTGCAAGGGTGTCCTAAAATGGCACATAACGTTTTGCAGCTAATAAATCGGCTTGCTGTTTATTAGGTGCTGTTATAGGTAGGTTGTAATGAATGTTTAATTAATACACAATTTAAAAAATAAATAATATGACAAATTACGAAAATGATATTTTAGAAAAATTAGAAGGTAATACACCTAAAAAGAAATATGAAAACTTATTAGAATTAATAGGTAAAAATGATGAATTATTATATTGTGTTGCACATGAGTTTTTTAGGTTAGGGAAATATAGTGGAAACATATCTGACACTTGCTTTTCAGATAACTATAAAAAATTAATTATGGATATAAAAAATGTTTCTAAATGATACGCAACTTACCTATAACGCTTTGCCACTTGCTGTCAGTGGTGGCTTAAATGCACTGACTTTTCATTAACCACAAAATTTAATAAAATGCAAGAAACTAACAATTTACCACAGAACCCGCCATTGCAGCAAACGGCTGTTAGTGGCAGTGTTTTTCTTCAAGTAGGAATGAAAGTTAAAATCAAAAATAATACAAAAGACTATTTATTCAACGCTGGGAAAGAAAAAACTATTTCTAAAGACTTACCAAATTTTGGTAGTCAAAGAGCTTTTGCTTTAGATGGTGATGATGGAATTTGGTGTATAGAAGACTTTGAGTATTGTGTCAATTACCCACATTTGTCGATGCTGTAACATTGCCACTAACAACTCGCTAAAACTAACAAACTAATATCAATAACAATGCAACTACTTAAATATAAAAAGGTTATAGGTTTTACAGAAACTCAAAAAAAAGCCTTTGAAACCTTAGAAGATTATGGTATAAATGTTAACCATTTTATCCGTTTGGCAGTAAAAGAAAAACTAAAAAAAGACTGGAAAACAATTAAAGAAAATAAACTAAAAACTAAATGCCCTTTTTAATATGCTAAAAGAAATTCAATCACTCGAGGACCAGTTAATTTACTCATCAAATTGTGGTAGTAGTAGCCTTTTATTTACCGCTTTAATACATCAAACCAGCGAATGGATAGAAAGTAACAAGCCAAATGAAAAGCTACACATTAGCCCTTTTAAAGTAGAATTGGATAAACAAGTAGAGTTAGTAGCTTACTACATTGAATGTGGTTACATCTTTGATACAGCTGTCAGAATGATAGGTAAAAACACTAGCGACTTTAGAAAGCAATTAACAGATACTCACAACCATATTATACAAGCTGCAAGAAAACAACGAAAAATAAATAAACTAAAAAACAAATAAAAAATGGAAACAAAAAACAACTCAGGAGCAATCTTTAAAAACAACAAAACAAAAGAAAGCCAGCCCGATTATCGTGGCACTGTAAAAGTAAATGACAAAGAAATGGAAATATCTTTGTGGGTAAAGGAATCTTCTAAAGGCACAAAGTATTTTAGCGCATCGTTCCAAGAGCCATTTGTTAAGCCAACGACTACTGAGCCAAATGTTAAAATAAATAATATTATTGATGACTTACCTTTTTAATTATGGAAAATATGAAACTATATCACGCAACAATTGAAGAACGCAAACAAGGATTGGATGTTAAATGTATTAACTTTAATGCTAAAATAAACATAGATTACTTACAACATTTTATTGATAATGAATATTGTGGTAAAATGAAAAAAGTAATATTTATTGCTATGGTAGGAGAAGATACAAATGATTATTATATAACTGATAGTTATTTGAAAGTTCAAGATTTTTTTAGATATTCTATACCAAATAAAAACTATTATTTATTTGAAGAAGAAACTTATGAAGAAGCCTTTGAATATTGTAAAAGCCATTGTGAAATTCACGAATTAGGTTTAAATCCGTAAAATAAATTTTTTTATCTAAATAATTAATTATATATTTGTAAGCCGCTAAGAATTTGAGGGAATTTTTAGATACCGGTTAATCTATTAAAACTAGACTGTCATCCCTCATGGCGGTCTTTTTTTTTAAACATGATAATCAACAAACATTACATTCAGGGCATATTAGATGCTACATTTGAATTGTACGAAATCGAGAATGGTCGCATTGAACGGGACAAAGATTTAAGATTTACGCTAATTGAGAAACAAAATTACATCGAGGTTAAATTCACTTGCAAAATTGAATTAAGCAGTAAATGGAAAGTAGATCACAGTTACCACGAAAACTCGATTAACATTTATGAAGCCGATACAGTTAGCGGTTTTATATCGGACATCCAAAGCGAGTTAACAGAAATTCATTTAAAAACACTTAATTATTTATAATATGGAAAATCTAGTAAAAATACAAAACGAATTAAAAGTACCAAAGACAAACGTTAACGCATTTGGTAAATATAAATATAGAAGTGCTGAAGATATATTAGAGGCTGTTAAACCTATTTTATTAAAGTATAAAGCCACTTTAACATTAAGTGATACTATTGTATCAATAGGTAGTAAATACTTTATGTGTGCCGAAGCTGAACTATCAATAGGTGAACAAAGTAAAATAGTACATGGTTACGCTGAACTTGCTGAACATAAAGGAATGAGTGCTGAACAAGCGACCGGCACTGCAAGCTCATACTGTCGTAAATATGCTTTAAATGGTTTATTCTTAATTGATGAAACTGAAAGCGATGCAGATAGCCAAAAGCCAGCTGACAAACCAAATCTAAACGAACAAGTTGAAATAGCTAAAGCTAAAATAATAACTGCTACTTCACTAATTGATTTGGGTAATAAATACAAAGCATTAACTCCAATTGAGCAACGCTTTCAGGATGTAATTGAATTAGCAAATAAACTTAAAACCACTTTGAAATAATGGAAAATATAATAAAGAAAATCGAAGAGTACCAAGCAGAAAATAAAGTAAGATACGATGCTGCAATGGCTAAACCATTTAACGAAATAGTATTTGACCTTGCTGGTTTAATCGGTAACTTGCAATCACAATTAGAAATAATTAAAAATGAAATAACATGGCAAACAAAGAAATCATAACCGAAAAAGAGTTGTTGGAATTGGCAAACCGATACATACAACTAGAAAAAGAGTTTGAGGAATACCGTAACGAGTTTAAATATTGCATTAATGACATGGAATATTGTTTTAAAGAAGCTAGAGCTGGTGACGAACTAAACTACTTAAGGGGCAGCCAAGAGCCTAAATACTTTACATTTACTGATTATATTAACCGATTTAAAAAATAAATAAAATGAACATCTACAAAATCCAAAACGAATACCAATTATTAATCAATCAAATAATTGAAGCAGAGGGTGAAATGACTTACGAAATTCAACAAGCCCTTGAGATTAATGAGCAACAGCTACAAAGCAAAGCTATTGATTACTGCTACGTTATAAAACAGCTTGACTATGATTGTGAGCAAATAGATAACGAGATTGCAAGACTTAACAAGTTAAAGAAAGTACGTGCTAATTTAACTGACCGATTAAAAAATACCGTATCTTCAGCTATGCAATTATACGAAGTTGAGAAAATTGAAACTCCACTAATTAAGCTATCATTTAGGAATAGTGAAAGCGTTGAGATTACGAATGAGCAACAACTTGACGCTTGCTTTATAGTTACCAAAACGGTAACAACTCCCGATAAGAAAGCTATTAAGGATGCTATTAAAAGCGGGCAGTTAGTTTGCGGTGCTACAATTAGTTATAATAAAAATTTACAAATACGTTAGGTTATGAAAGCAAACGAATTAAGAATAGGTAATTTAGTAACTGATAGTATTGGAATAGTAGAAATTGGTAAAAACGCAAGATTAGAGTTTTCTGATATTTATAACCCAATAAAACTAACTGAAGATATACTTTTAAAATGTGGTTTTAGTAATGGTAAACAGATAAATAAAAAATATTTTAAACATATTGGAATTCCTGGTGGAATATTTTTAGGAAATAATTATGCAAATTATAAATATACTAATATTATAATAGAAATTAACTCACTACACCAAGTACAAAACTTTTACTTTGCTTTAACTGGAAATGAATTAAATGTAACAAAACTAACATTATGACAAACAAAGACAAACACCCCACCGAAATAATACAGGAGTTAGATTATGAGATACATAATTTAGATAACTTAATTATGCAGCAAGCAAACATTTTAGAGATAAATAAATCTAAATTAGATAAATTGAAACTAAGAAAGCAATCAATATTAAATTATTTGAACGAAAATGAGTAGAATATTATATTACATTTGGATAGCAATGTGGGTGGCTTTAGGGCTGCCCATAGTTGCAGTAATTATGTTAGGAATTTATCTGCAAAATAAATGGCATAAATTAACTTGTAAAATGTGTAAAAAATGAAAACTAAAGAAGAAATAGAACAGTTAGCTGAACAATATTTACAAAAAAATAAATATAATTTTGATAATTGGAAAGAGATAGAACATAGTAAAATCACTTATATAAATGCTTACACTCAATGTCAAGAAGATATGGCTAAGGAATTAACTAATAGTTGTACTATTTGTCAAAAAAAATGACAGCAATTTTAGAATTTGATTTAGACAATCCCGATGATAAAATGGCACATTTAAGATGTGTTACATCGTTAGAAATGGCTTTAGTTATATTTGAGTGCTTACATAACAAACAAGACATAAACGAGATGTGTGAAAAATATAATATTAATATTGATAACCTAATACAATGACAAACGAAGATAAACAAATACTAAAAAAGATAGCCTATAAGCTAATATTACCAACTATTATAATAGCGTTGGTTTGTCAGGCATTATTAATGACTTGTAAAGGTAAAGAGCAACCGCCACAAATACCGCCTAGCGTATTAGACAATAAGATTGATAGCGTTAAAACGAGTATCAATAAAGATAGTTTAATAATTGATAGCTTAATGAAACTGCGTCCAAAGGTTGTTATAAAGTATAAAACTAAATACGATACAATATACAAAGATGCACCTGACACTTGCAAAAGTTATTTAGCAGAATTAAACGCTGAATGTTTAAAAATGGATAGTTTTAATTTGGGCATTATAACAAGACAAGAAACTCAATTAATAAGTTATAGCGAACTTGTTGGAACTATGTCTGAGCAGTCAAATATGTACGTTTTAAGGCATACTAAAGATAGTTTGTTAATTAATAAGTTAGATAAGAAATTGAAACGAACTCGCAAGGTAGGTATTGCAGCTTTTGGTTTGGGTTTTGTTGGAGGGTTGTTGATTAGATAAAAAAAAGGTAGGACATGAAACCTACCTAATTTAAACAAACGTGTAAATATAATAAAAATATGAATCCAAAAGAAAAAGCACACGATTTAATATGTAATTTTTACTTTGCATTACCAAATAATGGATTGTCAGATTCAGGTATTAACTCTACAAGCATAAGATGGAAGGAAGCTAAACAATGTGCTTTAATAGCAGTTGATGAAATATTAAATGTAGTTGTTGAATTGTATGAAATAAAATATTGGATTGATGTTAAAACCGAATTAACTAATCTTTAGATTTCAAACCGCTATAAGTAGTCATTCCAAAAAGAGCAGCTACAAAGCCATAATCAATAATAAAGACTTCGCCCAACATACTTAAATCACCCATACTAAGCCATTTAACGTGTGCTGCAACAATACATGCAATAATTATAAAGGCTGTTAATTTGCGACTAGAAAAGCCAGCGTTACCCATTTTAAAAGAATCAATTATATTTTTCATCGTACTATTGTTATGAATATTCTTTGCCCTTGCTTTTTAGCGGCTTCAATCTTTGCGTAAAGGTTTCTAGTTGCAAGTGTACTTTCAGTGATCATGTTGCTTTTTTTACGAGTACCACAAAGTAAACACCCCAAACTATCTATCTCAGTATTACCTTTATGTATTCTTATGCCGGCATATCCTTTGACATTTAATAAAATAGGCATAAACACTTTAAACCTAGCACTCATGGTCCAATCAATCTCATAACGACCATAAGGTATGCAAGTTTTACCGTAAACCTTTACTTTCGATATTTGCTCTAAAGTTAGTGTGTCATTCAAACCCCTATCCTTATCCTCTAATATAAAGCATTCAAATACACCATCAATAGTTAAAGTACCAATAGTGCTTTGTTCTGTAAATGTTTCACGCTTTAATTGTAATTCCATAATTAAAATATAGCTTCAATCTTAGTTTCACTTGGTATTACAGCCATTTGTTCTTTGTAAACTATCTTTTTACTTTTGCTTTTTTCGTCGCAACAATCGGCTTTAATCTCTTCAATCTGATATTGTAAATGTTCAACTTCATAACGTTTCTCAGTATAAAGTTCTCTAATATCTGATTTGATAGCAAAGTACATCGACATTAAGCCAGCCGCAAAAGTTACTAATTTAATTTTATTCTCTAAGGACGCAAGTTCTTTCATAACTAATTAAATGGTGGTGGGCTTGGTTTTGGTTCGTAAATAATTAATGGTAAATCTTTTACCCAAATAAATTCTTCATTTGTGCAATTAGCCATCTCCTCTACTGATATAACCCAATTATCGTTTAAGTCTTGAATCGGGTTAAAATAGCAGTCGGGCGCATACCATTGCACTAATAAACTATCTTTTTGTTCTACTGTTAATAAGCCAACGTATAAGTCCCATTGTGCTTGTTTTATATCTTTTAAAGTTATCATACTTGTCTACCTAAAGTTGTGTTAAAAGTTTGTACGGCATTGTAAAATGCTAAAGCTTCAGCATCTGTTAAACCATCTCCTATTGATGCAAAGGCACATTGTCTATTTGAAAATGAAGTTATTTGATCAGGGCTATCTTTATTTAATGCAGACAATACTATTGATTTAGTACTTCTATTACCAGTATTAGTTTTACTTGATAAAAAATTTCCGTTTTTGTATGATTTTGATAAATTACTTGCAGTTCTGCTTAAAGAATAAAAACCTCTTGAATCAGTATTAGCTGCTTGTATATAATCCCCTGTTATAGTTGCATATAAATCAATAACACCATATAAAAAATTACTAGACCTTGTATATAAAATAGTTCCTCCACTTGCTCCACCTAGTAAATTAGCTGCACCCATGTCTATACTTAAAGCATCTATATTAGTTCTTGAATAAAAAGAAATATGTGAGCTATTTAAAAGTCCATTCGTTGCAGGAATAAAAAAAGTATTTGCATAAGCATTAGTTCCGTTTGGCTGATACCCATTTGCACTAAACGTACCTCCACCGCTGAATACTAATCTATATGCTGCATTGCTATCAACGGGATTTTTTAAATTCCATTTACAACTTGTAGCAGTACCACCTACCATTGGATAAACCGCTTTCATTTTAGTCCAAATGTTAGCAGCCTTTAAATCAATTACTAACTGATTAGTTGCAGTCGCTTCTGTGCCACTAATACCACTAGCAGTTATAAACGCTTGGGCATCGGCATCCGTGCCACCGCCACCACCGCCATTTCTACGCTTAATAGCAAACGGACTTATTGCTTTGCCTATTATCATTTTAGTATAAAATTACTGAGCCACTTGTTAAAGTTAAAGCTGTTAGTTTATTATTCATAGGTACACAATAATAATCACCAGCTTTTAAAGTAGCGCCACTTAATCCTAAAGAAACTTTATAATCAGTTGCAACCCCTAAATCGTTAATGCCTGTTAAAACACTTATAACTGTATCTTCTCTAACTGAAAATGCTGTATGGTTAATTGTATTTGCTGATGTTCCAGTAATTAATTTACTTCCGTTATTACCAGCTATTTTTTCTAATTCCTGTGCCATTTTATTTTGTTTTTAGTATTAATATTAATTCGTCAATTGTTTTATATTTTATTCCGTTTACGCTAGTATTTGGATAATCAAAATAGTAAGTACCATAATCTGCTAATGTTAAATGTAGTGCCATTTCATCTAATTTTTGTACATCAATTATCTCAGCGTTTTCAATATTTCGCCAATTAATTGTATTATCTTTTTTAATTAAATTTTCCATTAAAATTTCTGTATAATTAGTGAACTCATTACCGTACTATTACCCACCGCTGCATTTTGAAAAGCTGCAATGATATATTGATTAACTGACCAATCAATGTTTAAATTACTGTTTGCAGATGTTAAAGCTACATTTGCATCACTACTAATTGAAGTAGCAACATCAATAGTTTCACTTATAATTGTTGACTTAATATATAAATTACGTTCCATTGCATAAAATCTAAAAGCGCCATTTTGAGTGGACACAAGCGTAGCACCTGTTAAACTATTAGTTGTATTTATATAAAAATAATTTATTGCCGTTCCCGTTGCTGTGCTTCTAATTGCTCTACTTAATATCTTAACTACATCACCAGTTGTGTAAGTGTTTGCAGATATTAATATAGACTTCATTAAAGTAATAGCAGTCGTTCCTGTTAAAGCAGTGCTATCAGTAATATCTTTTGATACAATTTGAATTGAATTGCTAGGCGATACAGTTAAAGGTATTGGTACTAAAGAGCGAACTGGGCTTAACCCACCAAATTGAAATTGATAACTTGGATTAGAACCACCAGCTACTCTACTTCCGTAAAACTTTAAAACGATTCTATCGGTTGATAAAAATGTTCCATCGTTCCATAAAGCACTAGCAGAAAATTGAGCATAAACACCATTAAAAACAGGAGGAGTACTTCCCGAAGTAGTAATTAAAGTTTCAGTTCCTGCACTATCTCTTTTATAAACTTCAAAATAAAATTCAGCATCTCCTGTTCCTGATGTCCTTCTAATATTTCCAATTGTAGTAATATTAAATACTCCAGGATTACCAACTATAATATTTGGTGCTGTCGCTAAACTTGATATAAGTTGATTAGTAGTTGTAATAGTGCCAGTTGGTATATTAACAGCCGTTGTGTTATAACTAGGGTCTGTTATGCTACTTACTAATTTAAAGTAACCACTAATATCACTTGCTGCATTTGTAGCATAAAGTGCAAGTGTACTTGGTAAATCTTCTAAAGATATAAAATGACTTGTACCATCGTCACCGTCATTTATTAAGTCAGATGTTTTTAATCCGCTTAATATAAAAGTTTTAATAGAACTTAAAATAGTTTTAACAGTTGATCCAGATTGAACTATTGGTAATACTTCACTACCACTTAATGCTCCGGCACTTGTTAAATCACTTATTTTTTTATCTGGCATTATAATATTATTTTAAATCCATTTTCTTGTAATAAATAACTACCATCTTCTTGTAATAGATAATTACTACCTTCTATTATTATTATATTTGGTTTTGTTGCAATATCTATTAAATTTTTACTAAAATAGCTATTTACATAGTTTACTTCACTTGTATAATTTAACACATTAGCGTTAAAATTATCAGTTAAAATGCTATCTAAATAACTATTACTTTGTATTAAATCATAAACATTTGCAACATCACCGTAATACTGTAAAGATAAGTCAAATAGGCTTTGTTCTTTTTTTATTGTTACTACTTTATTTACTTTATTTGGATTTTCTTTGGCTTCATATTTTATGATTTCAATAGGAGTATAAACCAAATTTAAGCCTGTTAAATTCATATTTATATCCGTAATGATACTATTCTCATTAATTAAATTATAAACCAATGTAGCATCGTTATAGCAGTATAATGCTATATCAAAAATACTTTGACCGTTTAAAACCTTAACTTCTTTCTGCATCTATTGAATAAGTAAAATTCTCGTTTGTACCTTGTACTAATATATCATTTACTTTATAACCATCAGCAGCTAATTGTATATTAATTGCACGTTTTAAAGCATCTGTTTGACCGCTTGAAGCTATGTATTGTTCAATACCAACACCAACTAAAGGAAACTGTTTCCAATGTCCTAAATTAGTTATACATATTAATTGAATGTGTTGCATATCTGAATCGGAAACCTTAAAATCTCCGTTCTCAATAATCAAATCAAAATTATCATCTAATGTTATATCTTTAACTGCCATCGCCTTGTAATATTGTTATATTTTCTATTTCTAATTGTTGTGTTGGTATTAATGGAGTTACTGATGTAAAGAATGAAGCTAAAGGAAACGTTCCACTTGGTGCTAAAGTAACAACTTGACTACTGCATGCAGTTATTAAATCATTTACCTTATTTTCTAAAGCGTTTAATTTATCAGTTAATTCTTGAACTTTAACTAAACCATCAAAGTTTTTACCGTTTAACTGTACTTCGCTAACCTTTGAAACCAAAGATACATAAGCAGAATCATCACTTAAAAAAGATACAACTACTATACTATTAACCTCTGGAATCAATAAGAAACCATTATCAATATTAGCTATTAAACGTACATTAATAATATCAGCATCATCATTTAACGGAACGCAATAACATGTTAACTTTATTAAATCAACACTATCAATAGTACATACTTTACTAAAACCATCGTTATTTGGCTTTACTAAACTTCTTAACGCATCTCTTAAATCTTTGCTCATTATCCTACTTTTGCTCCTAATGTAAATATTTGATGATTGCCAGCATCGACACTATAAATTCTTTTTACTTTCTTAATTAAAAATGTACCATCACGCTCAGGTAATTTTGTACTTATAATTTTTACCCTATCGCCATGTTTCATAACTGGTTCTCCAAACGTTTCAACATCACCTCTATAACCTGTATATTTATTTTCCTTAATCCATTCTTCAGCAGCTAATTTTAAAGCTGATGCACTCATATTGTACTTATGTATAGTAATTTGGTTACCATCTGGATCACCAACAATAATAGGATCACTTTTAGTGTTGTCAGGAAACATCGAAATTGCAGAACATTGTATTCTTACATCTTCAGCCCTTGACCACTCTAAAGTGTCGCTATTAATTATCACCTCCTCCATTTTAAAAGTAGATTCGTGAGTAATAGCAGCATCATTTGCAAAGCCAACGTGTAAAACTCTAACTGGTTTATTAGTTTTAATGTCTATTACTACTTTGCCAGTTGTTTTATTTACCTTATCCACAAAATAAGAGTACAAACCGTATTCCGATTTAAGTTTGTCTAAAGCAGCAGCAGGAGTTGCATTAATCATTCTAAATTGTCCTAAATCAATATTATCTATTATATCATATTCAATATCGTGGTCGGTTAAACAATAATCTAATAATTCATCTAATTTAACGCTAAATGGAATAATTTTAGGATGTTTTAATAATTTACCTTTTTTTGAACGTTCAATTAATCCAACTTTTGATGGGTAATTAACAGTCCATTGTTTTAACAAATACATTTCATCTTCGCACTCCAAAACCGTTGGTACATTTGTTCCTACATTTTTAATGTAACCAGTAAATACAGTTGTTAAATTTGGCACATAACCAATTGAAACTTCAATACTATCACCTCTCTTAAATATTGGATCGCTACCTTCAAATAAATTTTTACCTTCAAAACTAAGTTTTCTAGGTATAGTAATTTTACAAGTATCGGTTAAATTCTCATAACTACTTTCAATCTCAATCGAATGAACAAAGTTAAAACTAACATTTCGATTAGTACCTTTTGACGTTATAGTTATTTTACAGTTGCATTGGAACATTAAAACATTGATTTTTGAACGTATGGAACTCTAGTTGAAAATATATCTTTTTGTTCTAAACTTGTGCTTAATTCAATAGCACTATCTGAAATCATATTTATTTCAATATCAATAATATTCCTTGCTCCTTCTCTTTGACCAAATTTATAAGATTCAACAACTACGCTATTTATCTTAAATTCTTCGCAAAAAGAACAGCTAATAGGTAAGGTTAAAGGAGCGTTTAAAAAAGCAACTAAAGCATTTAAATCGTTTCTGTCAGGTCGTTGATTAGCAATATCGCCAACAATAACACCTTTTAGATTAACAATATAATCGCCATTACTCATATATTCTTTAACAGTACCATTCATTCCACTAATTGAAGTTTTAACTATATTTTTAGTTTGATTTATTTCAATTAAAGCGGTTTCAAAAGTAAATGGAGTATTTAAAACAACATTTGATTTACCATATTCATTTGGCATTTCATAAGTTAATTTATTTACTTCGTCAGCTAAAAAACTAAATTCATCAAATATTTGTTGACCAAATTTACCACGTTTAGCAGTAAGTATAGATGTAACATCAAACAACCCTTGTTCTTTTGCAATCTCTTTATAATTAACAAAAGCAGCGTGTATTGCTGTTTTTGCAGCAGCACCGCCAGACGTTTTTAATATTAATTCAGCTTGTCCTTTTGTATTTGGTTTAAAACTATTCATTATGCCATTGCAATTAAATTAATATCATTTACCGCTTCTAATAATGCCTTAGAAACTAACTCTTTCATACGACCAGCTCCCTCAAGCATGTTATTTGTTTGAATGTTTAATTCGTGTACTAATTCATTAATATTTATATTTATAGCTTGTGGTCGTTGTCCCGTTACTTCAGTTCCAGTTCCTAATGATTTAACACCTTTGCCATCATCAACACCGCCTGCTCCAGTTACAGGAATATCCTTCTTTGGATTTAGTAATTGTGCAACTCCACCTAATTGTTTTGATGCTTCAAGAATTAAACTCATACTTACATTATAATCTGAAATACCTCTTAATCTCTTATCTATATCATTTGACGATTTAGCTAGTTCTAATCTATCTTCATTTTCTTTTTTTAATACTTCTAATACTTTTAAGTTAAGTTGTACGTCTTTAAGTGTTTTAGATTCACTAACCATTTGCTGATAAGCAAACGCTTCACCCTCTTGTTTTCTACCCTGTGTTTGATAACCTAATCTTCCAAGCGCTTTAGACATCCAACTTGCACCACTTACATTTGTTTTATTTAACGCTTCATCTAATCCGTTTGCGGCAACCATCATATCTGTTAATGATGAAACAAACGAATTAGCCATGTTTAAAGTTCCTGATATAATACCAGTTTGAGATTTACCAATATTTACTTTTAATTGTTCCCAACTATCTTCCATATTTGATAATTGACCGCCTACTGTTTTAGATTGATCAGCCATTAAATTAAAGAATTGACCGCCTTCTTTAGTCATATCTTTAAAAGCACCTTCAATATCTTTAAATCCAATTTTACCACTAGATACCATTTTATTGATATTTTCAGTAGTAGTATTTAATCGTTTAGCTAATACTTCATAAATAGGAATACCACGACCAGCAAACTGTTTTAAATCCATTAATGTTACACGTCCACTAGTTTTTAATGTACCGTATAAATATGCAATATCTCCTAATGGCGCACCAATACCACTACTTACATCTCCTAATGTACGCATGGTATCTACAACGTCCCCTGCTTTAAATCCATAAGCTAATAATTGCTTACTAGCATCTTGAACTTCTGTTAATTGAAATGGTGTTGTTTTGGCTAATGTAATTAATTGACTTTCTAAAGCCTTTGCAGCATATTCGTTACCATGAAGCATTGTTTTTATACTAGCATGAAATTTTTGAAAATTATCCAATGAAGCAAAAACCGCTTTACCAAATGATATAACAGCACCAACTGCAAAAGCACCTGCTATCATAGAACCCACTCCGCTTATGCCTTTTTTCAAAGCCCCCATTTTACCATCTAATCCTTTTACTTGATTAGCAGCACCCTGCATAGTTTTACTAAATAAATCTTTTAGTCTTAATGTATATTCTAAATTGTTAGCCATCTATTTTATCTACTCTAGTTCCTTGATATTTTAAACAATAATCCATTTCCGATACTCTTTTAGCCCATTGGCTATCTGATAAACTTTCGGGATTTTCTCTATAAAAAAAACGGATAAGTGCATTGTTTCTTGCTATCTCATCCGTTTCTATTTGCTTTTTATAATAATCTAATTTTTTTTTAAAATTGCTTTTTGAACAGTTAATAAATCAACAACTCCCATTCCAGCACTTTCAACAGCATCGTCATTTTCAGTAACTAATTTTAATTCATCTCCACCAATGTAAAGAGCATTTAAACAAGCTACAACTGCATTACTAAATTTGTCTTGATTAACTAATTTACTAACTAAAGAACGTGTTGTTTTATCGGGCTTTTTTAAAAATAAAGTAGCAGTTTCTTCAGTATCAGTATCTAAAAATACTTCTAAAGTTCTTACTACTTTATGAGTTTGTTTTAATTTAACTAATTCTAATTCTAATTCATTTTGCGTTTTCATATTTGTATTTTTTTACAAATATAACAAATAAATTATAAATATTGAACGTGTGACAAAATTAATTCTAAATCAACAGGTATTGAAGTATCTCCGCTTGATGAACCTCTTTTATTATTCATAAATCTGCAATTTTTCAATACATGTTTACGAGTAATTAATGCAGCATCTAAATAAATAACAATAATGTCAAATTCAGGAATATCTTGAATGCGACCTAATGGCGCAACAAGTTGAATATTCTCTAACTCCTCCATTAAAACAGTCATTTTAGCTGTTGGTTCTATTTTACCATATCCACGACTAACTGGCATACGACCAGCTCCGTAAATATTTTCCATTCCTTGTTTTTCTTCGTATTCAATGTTAGTGATTCCGATAATTGGCGTTCCTAAAACGTTTACAACTATATCAGCCCACTCATATGATTTTCCGTTTATTAACGGTGCTATTGGATATGCCATGTCTTTTTATTTTTTAAATTGATAATGCGAAACCTATGTTAACTGTAATTGTATCAGCAACACCAACTGGAACTAATTTAACTGCAATAGTTAATTCATTGTCAGTTAATACATCTTGACTTGGATCTATTATTACATCAAATGCTGATAGTTCAAAATCACGCTGCATTACTTCTAAAGCTCTTTCACATAAAGAATTAAAGAAACCTATTGTATCTTCACTTAAAGTACCATCAGCATTTACTACTAATGGACTTGCTAAAGATGGTAATAAGAAACTTCTTAAACCTTTGATTGCTTTGTCAATTACTCTATTGTTATAGATAAATGTATAATCACTTGTTGATGCTATACATGTATTTGGTCTACTAAAATATGATCCTACTAATCCGATTTCTTTCTTTACAAAGTTGTAACCAAATGAATCTAAATTAACAATAGTACCATCAGATACAGTTGTATATAAAGTACCATTAGCAAATGCTAGAGTGTCAAATTCAGCGGCTGCTACATTAAATTTAGCAATCCATCTAATACTCTCGTTTACTTTTGCTAAGGCAACAGCACCAAGTGTAGTACCCATGCAGCCAATACTTTTGTTAGTAGCTTTAAATAATTTAAAACCGTTATTATCACCATCTTGTCCTAAACTAACAGTTACATTTTTAGCACTTAATAATTTAAGATTTGTTAATGTAGTTAAATCAGTTACAGCAGTTAAATCAGCTTGATAAATTACCGATGAAATAGCTTTGTGATTAGTTTCTAAAAGATTTAATACAGCTTGTAAAGTAGTTACTTGTGTAGTTGCAAAAGCAGTTGTTTTTTGATAAACTCCTAATTGTACAATTTCACCTTGAGCAAAGTTTTGCATTAAAGTTACGCTATCAAAAGTAGTTGCATCAGCAGTTCCATAAACACCGATATACAATTTACCTTTTGGCTGTATTCTGAAAAATTCAGAAACGTGGTAATATAAAATATCAATTTCAGATGGAACACCAACAACAACATTTTGAGTTAATGTACCGGCTAATGTACCAACAACAGTTGAAACATAAGGAGTGCCTGTGTTTAAAAATAAACCTTGACCAGCAGCAGCAGTAATTGTTACAGTTGCAGTTGCAGCAACAGCAGTAAATCCATGTGTTGGAGTTCCTAAGTTAATTTCAGCAGCTAATCTAGTAGCAGCAGTATCAACTGTTACAACATCAGCAGCTACTTGCGTATAATCACATAATGTTACTAAACCAGCAGCAGCTTTACTTGCAGTTGGATTAACACTATTAATAGTTGCACATGTTAATTTGTGAGTATTACCAACAGCTCCTTTATTAGTTACTAAGTAAGTTGCAGTTGATTTTGTTTCTCCGATTGATGTATTTGTAATACCTAATGCTACTGCATCTTCAACTGAAAAAACGGTTTTAATTCTGTTAGTAGCTGTAAAACCACTTGGTAAAGCCGCTGTATAAAATAGTAAGCCTGAAATATAATCAGTGCCAGCTAAAGGTCTACCTAATCCGCCTTGCCCTTTGTTAAATATAACGTCGTTTGCCATTTATAATTTTTTAAAGGTTATTTTTTCTTTTTTGGTTTTTCTTCAATCACTTCTTCCGATTTTACAACAAACATTTCTAATTTGTTTAAATCAGCATGATTTTTTATAACTTCAATTTCAGCATTATCACTTAATAAATAAATAGCACTATCGCTTGTTACAACAACAATGTTTGATTTGTCTATTGAGTTTTTTGCTAATTCTTTTGCTGTTTCTAAAGTCATTTTAATATTTTTTATAGAAGGGAGTTAAATCAATAACTCCCTTGTAATTTTATAATTATGCTTGTACGATTGCAACAACACCTGTTTGAGATGTGCGCATTTTAGAAGCTCCAAATAACTGCATTGCAGATACGATTGAACCATAGTATTCAGCTACTTGCTCAGTAATAAATACATCAGTAGAACCCATTGCTTTTGCAACGAAATTAGGATGGTAAGCTAATGCAGCTAAGTTATCAGTTGCAGCAGGTGAAGATGGAGTACCACTATCAGCAACAGCTTTAATAACTGGAGTTGCAGTGTTATCATAAACAACAACTGTTGAACGAATCATAACGTCAAATCCATGAATACGAGTTACAACACCTGAAGGTAATGCAGAAGTTCCATAAGATTGAGCTTGATAAACATCAGCAATAGCTAATAATTGAGCGTTATACATATCTGAAGGCAATAATAATACACGACCAGCAGCCGGCACATTTTCAGAATCTAAAATAGATTTTGCTTTTAAAATGTCAGCTAAAGTGATAGCGTTACGAGTACCAGTTGCAGAAGGTGCTAAAGCAGTTCCAACAGCAGAACCAGTAGTTCTTACTTGGCGAGTTGCACCACTTGGCGCCCACTTGTATAAAGCGTTATTAACTAATACATCTTCTAACGTAGAAATATGTTGATTTAAAATAGACATACGTTTGTCATAAGATAAAAAAGCAGTTTCTTGACCAGCTTCAATGTGAATTGGTTGAACGTAGTAAGTGTCCATTGAATAAGTTAATTCACTATCCGTTCTTTGCGTAATAGTTGCAGGAAACGAAGTAATGTTTTTAGAAATAGTTGGATTAGATCCAGCTTGCGGAACGTGAACTGTTTTGTAGTTTACGAAACCATCGTGATTAGTTGCACGAGCGATAATAGCGTTATCCTTAAATAGATTCTCTTGAATATCGGATAACCATTGTTCTTTTTGTAATGCCATGATTTTTAGTTTTTATTTTTTATGTTATTTTTTTATTTATTTTTTATTATAAAATTTATTGTACATTTCAGTATAGATTGCTGGAGTTTCGTTTTTAATTACTTCTAATCCTTTAACATCTTTTTTCTCCCAATCACGAATAGTCCAATCAGCTCTTGTATCTTTGTTTTCAACGTTTTTAGCATCAAAGATTTTAACAGCATCTTTAACATTGTTAATTTTACTTAACATGTTTTCAACTGCTCCAAAGTTTGCGATTGCCAATTTGATAGTTTCATCTTTTGCAGATTCTTCAATCTTTTTAGCTTTGATTGCGTTTTCAACTAATTCAATAGATTTAGTTTCTAATTCTTTAGCTTCAGCTTCTACCTTTGCTAATTCAGCATCTTCAATTTCTTTTAAACGAGCTTTTAAAGTTTCATTTTCAGAAATCAATTCTGCATTTTTTGTGTCTTTATCTTCAATAGCAGCAACAATTTCAACTTCAGTTGCTTCATTGGATAAATTTAACATGTTTGTTATTTTTTCCATTTTGGGTTTTTTATTTATTAATTTATTATAGATAAAAGCCATTTCACTTAGGCTATTGGTACTCATTTTAATTTTCTTATCACACTTAACAACTACATCAACTAAACCCATTTCCATACATTGATTAGCATCTAACCAAGTTTCTGCATCCATCATGTTGTTAATTGTATCTTCATCTAATTTTGTTCTTTTAGATAAAATAGTAACTAATGTACTTTTAACTAATGCTAAAACAGATTCATCATTGCCACCGCTTGGATTGTGTAACATCATAGTACCATAATCAGCCATATAACATTTTTCGCCAGCCATTGCAATAACACCGCTAATACTAGCAGCTAAACCATCAATGTAAGTATCACATTTAACCTTTGAATTAAGTATAGCAGAAACGATTGAATAACCATCTAATACGTTACCGCCTATTGAGTTAATTCTAACATTGATTTTCTTACATTTATCTTGTAAGTATTGCATTTCATAAGCAAATGCAGAACCTGAGATTCCATAAACATAATTTCCATTTTCATCAACTGAATCACCTATTTGATTATATAACAAAATAGTGGCTTCGTTTTCAGAAATATTTTTTATGTATTTAAAGTCCATATTACAAAATTATTTATTAAATTTGTTGTATATCAATATAGTAACTATTATATATGGGAAAAGAACATTCTGAAGATGATATAAGACGTAAAATGATGTCTTATAAAGTAAGAATCACAACTCGAATTAGTGGAGTTGATAAAAATAAATTTATGATTGACTCGCTTAAAAAAGGAATTAACGAAAGTGATTTAACACGTGAAATAATAAATATTCACTATGCTATAATTGAAACCAACCCTTATTTAAAAGAGTTGGAATTTAGCGAGTTGAAAAAGTATTTAATTGATAAGATTAAATTTCATTAAAAGCAACATAAGCAGAATAAGTGCTAAATGCTTGAGTAGTACAAGAGTTAACAATAACAACAGTAAACACATCTGTTACGTTACTTACAACTACACCAAATGAACCTGAGAAAAATCCAGCAGAGCTACCGCCTAATTTATCAGCCGAAATTTGCCCGACTAATTTGCCAGATGCTCCATTTTTAAAAATATATACAGTTACTGGTTCAGTTGAAGAACCAGCTGCGGCAAGGCTTCCACTAAGATTAACCGACATTAAATAATTACCTAATTTACCAGGCGTAATTGCTCCAGTACTTGTATTATTTATAGAGCCTGCATCTGTTTCTTCGTTATTAAATTTAACCGTTAATGAAGAACTAATTGCTGTTGGTCCAACACTTGTAGCATAAGCAATTAACGGTTTTAATAAGGTTATAGGAACAGAAACATCTACAATAGCACTAATTGCAAATAAAGAACCTGCTAATGTATTAGTAAATGTCAAATATCTATTATTATGCACATTTCTATTAACTAAGTCGCTAAATAATAAAGGATCAGCAGTTCCATCAGGAGTTGTATCAATAGTAGCGTATGTTGCACTCGCTGTATTTTCCTGTAAAATATAAATCTCATCATTAAAAAATATAGTACCATCACCAGTAAATGGAACAATTGGACTAACCATAGGACCACTTAATTGATACGGCACTGATGCCGAATAAGTCAATCCATGATTTTTTATAATGTTTCTACAAATAACAGCTAATGCTTGCTTGTTACCGCTTTGTAAGAAGTCTAAAGATTTAGTAGTTAATGGCTGTTGTATAGATGGATCTGATACAAATGATGTATTAATAGTTTTCATATTATTATGGGTATGTTGTTACGTTATAAGTTATTCCTGCTAAAACATATTTATCTGCAAATGATCGTATAGTGTTTTCTCTATTTGTTAAATTGTTTCCTAATGTAGCAAATAATGCAGCCGGCACGTTTATAGTAAAATTATATTGAGCAGGATATGTTGCATTATTAGGCATAAAGTAAGCTGAAAAAGGGCTACTATTTACCATTGTGCTAGAGTAAGTTCCAGTTTGTCCCATTAAAAATAAATTAGTTGTAAGAGTATTTGTATTTAAAAATATTTGGTTTGTTGCAGTTAAATTTAAAAACCATTTATTTAAAGCATATTCTAATACAATTAATTGAGAATTATATTTTACACGTTCATCTACTCCTATAAAATTATCATTTACTTTTGTCCAAAAAAGTGTATTATTAGGATAAACACCATTAAATGATTCAGCTACTCCTAATGAATTAGTATAAGTTGCTTCATAAATTGCTTTATCTGTCCATCTAACTCTATCGCCAAAGTTGTAAGTTGGTAAAACATCAAAATCAGTATAATTACTACCTATTTTATAATCTTCAAATATTAAAGACCAAAAATTTTGAATAGGTTTAGTTATAACATAAAGCCACGCTAAGAATTTAGATTCTCTTAACGTTGGAGGAGTTAACTGTTCCGCTACTATTTCATTATCATAATCGTATATTGCCATTATTCAGCTGTATAAGTTAATGTATCTGCAAATGTATTACTAGCAGTTGTTTCTTCTACAATATAACCTGCAAAAGTTGGATAACTAGATAGTATCGTTGTCTTGTTTTGAACTAAATATGTTTTATTTGAAAATGCCGTAGCATCTGAACGCATAGCTAAATCAGTTATAATGACATCACTTACACCTTCTACTAATTGTATTGCATCTGTTAAGGCTGTAATTTTTACTTTAGAATCAAATGGCAATAATGATAAATAGTTATTTATTGCAGTTTCAACATTATCTTGTATAGTACTTGCATATTGACCGTTATAAATAATTTCTGCTACTAAATATAATTTATCAGAATTATAAGATTGAACATTATAATTTATACCAGCAAAACCTAAACCAACTGAGCTACCAGCTATTGTACCATCTCCACCATTATTTAAAAAACTATCTAATGCAGTTAATTCAGCAGCTAATAAAATTTGTGGTGGATCAGATTTAGCAACTTTTACTAAACAAGTATTTAACCCATAATTACTAATAGCACATCTAGTTATAATTCTTAAATTAGAATCTACTATTGGATATGTTGGAACAAAATTCACTAATTCTAAAATTTGAGGTGTTACACTTGAATATTGAAAATAATTTAATATTTTATCTTTTAACCAAGTTGGCGTGCCTGGCGTTGCTAAACTAACTTGTGTTTCTATATCAGTTTTAAAAATATCCCACAACGTTTCTTGTAAAAACATTTGAGCAGCTACAATATATTTCCATAGTTTATAAATAGCAGAATTTGAAACGCTATTTAAACCACTTAATCCTGTTTGTGCGGCTTGTTCCGCATCTAGTAAAGCTAAAATTGTTGCTATTGACCTTGCCATTATATTTGATTTGGTAAAACAATATCGCCAGTTATTACTGGTGCTAATGTTGCTGTTGTTGTATCTGTTGTTTTATTATCGTTGCCTAAAGTAGCATAATCTTGTATGTAGATTTGCACGTTTGGATGGTCATAATTTTGTTCTTCGTTACGTCTTAATAATTTACCGAATGTGCTATATTGTTTATTGTGTACCGTTTGCCAAACACTATCTAACAACGTTAATATAGTAGTATCTTCATCTAAATAAGATTCAAAACAAACGTGTAAACGTACAGTCATATCGTATTCTTGACTAACTGCAAATTTACCTTTATCTCTAAATGTAGATGGTAATAGTTCAATAAATATTGCAGGATATAAGAAAGGATTTTCTTCGTTTTCACGATCTAACTGGTTATTCCATAAAGCAACATGTTTAATGCCTGTAATAGCAACTAAATCAGTTTTTAATGAATTATATAAGGTTAGTTTAGACATTATTGCAAATATAATATTATTTATTGAATATTCTTTTTATTGTTACATCCATTTTTAATTTAAACTATAAAAATATAATTGACAATATCGTAAACCCTCTTTATTTTTGTTTAATAAAATATATGTAAAATAATGTATAGAATTAGTTAGTTGCTCGTTTATGTTACCTTTATTTATTAAGCTGTTAATCATTTAAATATTTTACTTATTTTATTTTTAAAATATGACTCTAATTTTCTATCTAAAATTTTACTATAACCAATAAATTGTCTTTTAGGCATCTTAAATGGATATTTACCAAAAGCCCTACCTCTCATTCCGAAATTATGAATATCAGCATATATTTTATTAGAATAAACAGTTACGCTAAAATCTGTTTTTGTACTTCTAGCTCTAACTTTCAATGAATTTTTTAAACTTCCTGTTTTATATAAAATTTTATTATTAGTATATGGCTGTTCTCTTTTTCGCTTTAAAGGTTTCCATTTTATTAAAGTATTATTAGTAAAACCCTCATCATTAAATGCTTTTTTAGAATGGTTTAACGATTCCTTTTTCATATAAGTCCTCATAGCATTAACCGCAACATACATTTCTTGTTGTTTCTTAGTTATTTTACGAGCTTCATTAAATGCCATTTTATTGCTTTTTTTTTGGTAAAGGTAAACCGAAATTCTTTTTAGCTTTTTCTTTATCTTTTAATGCAACCTTAAAATATGGATGCTTTTTATTAAAAACTTTTTTTTCTTTTGCTGCATTAAACCTCCAAATTTCAGGAACTGTTTTATGTAAATTTAAACCTATTGTATTAGTTGATGTTACATTTTCTCCATATATTGGAACTACTCTACATCTACAATTATACCCATTTGGTGGATAATATTCATCCCAAAACTTATCTGTTTGCTTTTTTACAACAGCATTTAATATAGCATGCTCTTGCCTTACTTTAGCATCCATTTTAGTTAAATATTCTAAATATCCACTATACTTACTCGCCATTATTAACTATTTTTAACCAGTTTTTTACATTAATAGCTACTTGTTCTGTTGAATCTAATTCGATAGCTAAATAATCATCATAGTATTTTAAATATACAGCTTTAGATTCATTATCATAATCTTTTAAATTTATAACCTCTCTTAAAAATTGGTATTGTTTAGCTGAAGAAAATAAATATAAATTTTCTCTTAAATCAAATAACATATTATAATCTTCAGAATTCACTTGAAAATCATCTATATTATTTCCATAACCTTTATATAAATATTTAGTTAATTCTTCGGCTGTTTTTGAATATAAAGGATAATAAAAATTATCTAAATTAATAATACCTTCTTTTATCCAATATAATAAATCATTTACTTCATTTTCAGAAAGTAAATTAATTTCTATTTTTGACACGTTTTTAATTTCGCAAAAATTACACATTAACTATATAAATCTTTTAGACTATTGCTAATATTTTTACTTGTATTTTCTTCCATTACTTCAATAACTTCGCTACCATATTTTTCATCTAAGTATTCAGCACTAAAAGTAAATTTACCTGTTTTAATCAATTCAATATCAATTTTAGATTGATCTAATAATGATAATTGTTCTTCGGTTTCAACTTTGATTTTTGTATTCGGTGGGAATATACCTAATCTTTGCATCATAGGTACTAATTGATAATTTAAAACACCTTCAATAAAAAACTCATCGTTATAAGCTACATTCTTTAAAACACGTTCTTGAACTTCAGCACTACCTACAAAAGATTTCTCATCCATTGTTGCAGTTTGCCCTAATATCAATTTGCTTAGTTCACTATTGCAACGTGCTATCATCATGTCAAATACTTGGTAAGCATCTGATTTACCACTATCAACTATCTCAATTAAATCGTCAGTATCAAAAACACCATAGCTTGAAGTACCTAAGTTTTTAAGGAAACCTTCCATATTTGCTCTGGTTTCTTCATCACGAACATTTGTTTTACCAATTCTTAATGGCACTCCAAATACTTCGCCATATTCAGCCCACGCACCTAAGGCATTTTTCTTCCAAATAACTAATGGCGCTGCTTTCATTAATAAACCTAAATCACGTTCACGACCAACACCAATACACCAGTTTTTATATGGATTTTCTAAATAATCAGCACCTTCTAAATCAGCATAGCTATTAGTTACTATATGAAATTCAGGCTTTACATATTCTCTAGGTATTAATTCAACCGCTTTAAATGTATCTTCAACTAATGAATCAAATTGTATTAATGAATGACCATAAAATATACTATCTAAAGAATAATCTAAGAAATCACGAAACCATTTTGTTTTAATTAGTTTACATAACTCCTCATTTTCTTCATCATTTACCTTTACTTCAAATTCCTTAGATAGTGTTAAATTCTTTCTTTGGTTTATTGCAGCAGTTAAATGTGCATCCAAAACAATATCATTATAACATCTATAAAGTAAATATCTTTGAGGTGAATAAATAGATTCAGCAGAGGTTAACGCTGCTCTCCATTGTGATATGTCTTGTCTTGACCTGTATAGTTGCGTTGGTACGTTAATACGTTTACGAATATCACTATTTGCTGGTCTATTAACTGAAACATTTTCAGCTTTATTAAAATTTATGTCGTAGCCAAATATCTTCATTAGTAGGAGTTTGTTTGTTTAGCAACAGCAGAACCATATCTAATTGACATGCCTTGTTGTGGTAATATTTGCGGTAAATCAGCAGTTACATCACCACTTGCTACTCTTTTTAAAAATGCAATGGCGCCACCGCTTTGAGTTGGACTATTACCATCGTAACGTTCTTTACGTAAGTCTGGCACATTGCGTGGATTAATACGAGAATGTAAATGATATAAAGTAATATCTAATAAATACATTACTATTTGTTGATTTCTATTGTCGCCTTGTTGCCAAAAATCAGTATCATTTGGATAAGCTCCTGTTACTGTATAAGGTAATCCAGCAAGCCAAAATTGAGTATTTGTAGGTAATATTCCAACACACGATGTAATACATGAATATTCAATGTTATTATAATAAACTTTATTACCAACAGTATAAGTAGTTGTATTTGAATATTCTGGTTGTGGATAAATAGCATAAAATAATGTTTTATCTAAACATATTTGTGTCCATTCCGTAGCTAAAAAAGCATGAGCAGTAGATCCAGCTATTGAATTATAAATATATCCGTTTTGTAAAACGTATTGACCAGTAGTATAAACAGTTGTAGCACTAAAAGCGGGAGCAGTCCATTCAACTAATTGTTTACCGTTATAAGTAGCGGCAATATCAAATAACTTTGTATCGGTAAAGATTTGATTAGTGATGTATCTTTGTGTTAAATAGCCTATCATTTCTGATTGAGCTGATTGTTCAACATCAATTTTAGTTTGTTGATTAGATTCAATTATTTGCGCTAAATTATCACTTTG